CAGGCTCTTCCGTGCTCTGCATACCATCCGCAAACTCCTGGGCGGCATCTGCGGAATCCTCCAGAGATGCTATAAACTCGGTAATCTCGTCGTCCGAGTAACCGAGCTGTGTGCAGTATTCTGTAATCTGGTCTATCATATCATCGTATGCAGCCCTTGCATCGTCTCTGGATTCCGATAACTTCTGATACGCATCATAGGCTTTTCCAAGATCAGAATCCCAATTCATAGCTGCAGAGCCTGCCATCGATGATAGTATCGGATGTTCATTCTGCCATTGGCTTGCCATGCTATCATAATTATCCCTCGCCGCAGTCACTTCGTCCGCAGCCTGATCGAGCGCATCCTTAACATCCTGATACTGGCTAAGAACACTGACCAGCGCATCAGAAGCCGCCTGTTCATTCGCTTGGTTCGCCGCCTCTGTGATATAATTGTATAATTCCGATATGGTGTAGTTCATTTTCCCGGATGTTCCGTCCAGGGTAAGCCCAAGACCGGAATAGCTGTCATTGAGCTTCTCAACAATCCCATTCATAAGCTGGAGCTGCCCGTCCGTCATATTGGTTTGTGTCTGCAAGGCAAGTAATTCACTCACCAAGGTAAGAGATCCGTCTTCCAGAAGTGAATTATTGTCTATCGTCTCCGAATATGTTTGGTGTATACTTTCCAAAGCAGACTGCAAATCAGAAACACGATTCTGAAATTCACCGATTGTTTCTGCGCCCGTTTCAAATTCTGTACTCAACTGTTCTATCTGCAGCGCAAGCTCCCCGGCTTCAACGGAATTTTTTCCGTAAAGCTCTACCGCTTCATCATATTTTTCATTAAGTTTTTCGAGCTCTGCTTCCTGTTCCCTTGTCTTAAATGTATAATCGTCGGTCGAATCCGAAGCATCATCATACATCAGGGCCAGCGCAGACACACCAGCTACAACAAGCCCAAGTGCAACCGCCGTCGTTCCGAGAGGAGTAGCCAATAATGCTTCTCCGAAAAGTGTCGTGGCCAATGTCGCCAGTGATGTCGCAGCCTCGTAGACGGCGATCGTAGCCGCAAAACCAGCTACACCAAGTGTTAAAGCAGTGATGATCTTTACAATCGCCGGATACTCCTCCGCTATCTTCTGCGCTCCGATAAGAATATCAGAGCCCCAGTTGTATAGTTCTTTCAGTGTCGGGTTGAGAATTGATCCGATTGTGATCTGAAGGTTGTTTGCCGCGTTGTCCACCTTGTCATGCGCATATTCCGTCGTATCCGCCATAGTTGCATACGCTTCAGCGGTTGCATTCGCACTGCTCTGACATGCCTCCAGATTCGCATTGAAATTATCAATTCCCTGCGAAAGAATAGCGTTAGCCGCCTTTCCGGCTTCGGCGCTGCTCCATAAATTCATCAAAGCCTCACCGTTCCCGTCCACTTCATCCATCAGGATTTCAAGGGCATCCCCAAGAGATGCGCCACTGTCCATCAGTTGACCGAAGGACATACCTGTGCGTTCTGTTATGATTTTGGCAACATCCGTGCCACTATCTCCCAGCTCCTTAAGCATGGAGGATATGTAGGTCGTGCTCTCTGCCGTATTGATTCCGGCTTTTGTTGTTGAAATATATGCACTCTCCAAATTACCCAGTGACACATTGTATGCCGATGCAGAAGCGATTGCTTTACCCATCTGAGCAGATAGCTCAGCCACCGTCGTTACACCGAGGTTCTGCACTTGAATCAGAGAATCGGATATTTGCTCGGCGGTGCCGGCCTGATCTCCATATGCATTGATCGCAGTCGTTAAAACCGATAGCGCCGATGATGTATCCGTGAATCCTGCAACCGCCAGTTCGGAGGCTGTCTGTGCCATATCGACAGAATCCTCAACCGCAGTACCGGCAGATATTGCATTGTATGCCACATTGGACAGCGAATCAGCAAGCTTTCCGGAATCATTTGACAAATCCATAATGTCACTCTGGAGCGTATCGATCATTTCGCCACCGGCAATCGTCTGAAGCTGTGCGATCGATGTTTCAAAACCTTCGCCTTTTTCTGTGCAGTCTTCAAATGCAGAAGCAATTTCCTGTAAACCTTTCGCAATGCCCGCTGATGTAAGCAGAGAACCAAGTTCTTTTACAGCATCTGTCGATTTGTCTCCAAAATCTTCCGCCTTATCTGCCGCATCATCCGCCGCTCCGGAGAAGTCTTCCATCTCATCTGCTGCCTGATCGGCGGCGTCAGCGTCTGCTTGCAGAGCGTCTTCTGTCATAAATCCCATGTCAACAAGTTCCTGCGTCGTATAAATAGCCTGCATTGCGCCTTTGTCATAATTTCCTATGGCATCCGTCCAGTAATCTGTCGAGGATGCCGCTTTTTCAAGAGAATCTGCTGCGCTGCCTGCTCCGCTTTCGATATTGTCGAAAACATCATTTGCCGAATCCTCTATGTTCTTGAATTCTTTCGTGATATTTCCACCGCTGCTTGCCATCGCAGATAATTTAGCAGATATATTATCCACAGCGTCAAATATGACTGATAGTTTTGAAGCCATTTCCTACCTCCTTCCCTTGGTTCTTTTCGGCAATAATCCAGTGCTCGGATCGCCTCCGCATTCTACGCAGGCCATGTAGAATAACTGCAGAGGGCGTGGCTTATCGTAAAATTCCTCCGGTTTTATGCCATAATTCAAAAAGAAAAATGCACACCACCACGCCATTGATCCCTTTGGCGATTCAGCACTGGATATCAGTTTTTTGCGTCTTCAATATCAGCTTCATCCTGCGTCTTTCCCGCATCGTCAGAATCGTCATCCTCCTCCTCGGTAATTCCAAGGAGTTTGCTGACAAGATTTGCCACAAAGCCGTATTCTTCATTCGTAAATGCTTTGAGCGGCATTTCCGTAGCGTCCACGCAGTGATAGAATTCCATGAGTTCCGGATCTTTCAGATCAGGGTAGACCAGCGCCTCCACGATAACATGGCGCAGCGCCTTGGCATTGTCTTTGGTTTCCTTCATAACTACTTTTCCATCTTCTACAAGCGGACGCTTTCTCTTTTTATCCATGTAGACTTCCGTCTTTTTGTAGTTGTTGAAGATCTCGTTTACTCGCTGGAGCCTCAGTTTCTTAACCTGGAACTGCACGACATCCCCATTTTCGTCTTTAATAGTATCCGGACCGGGAACCGTGATGATTTCCTCCTGCAACAGTTCTTTTCTCATAAAATATGATAATTTTGACATGTGGTCTCCCTCCTAAATATGCTCTGTGTCCTTCTACATTGACCATATAGAGCATTTATTTCCATTTTGATATATTTGATAGTCTGTAAGCAAAAAGAGGGCAAATAGACCGAAATCCGTGCCCTCTTAATTCCATTGCCTGCTAGACCATATTCTTTGCACCGAAAGCAATGCTGTCCTTAACCAGCTCGCCGTCCGTATCAAGATCAATAAGATTAAGGTCTCCTGTCAAGACCGCTCCTGTTACCGTCACAGTCTCGCCCTCTCCGTTTTCTGAATAGAAATCGGAATCCTTATCTTCCCTGATTCCCTGGATGGTAAGCTCCGGCGTTATCCCTTCAAGCTCGTATGAGTCGATAACTTCCCGGAGCCACTTTGTAGATCGATATTCGTCCAGTGTCCCCGTAATATCTCGACCGATATATCGTCTGTCCACGCCCTTGCTGCTAAGTCTTCGTGACTCAGATACAACCGGCGTGTAAACGATTGAAAGCTTTGCGGCATCTATGATCTCTGTGCCGTTCACGTAAACACTCCCCTCTTTCAGGGAGATTGCTTTTCTATTGATTCCCATGCCTTACACCTCCTACTGTGTGCTGATAGAGAAGTACAGTTTCTCTGATGAATCCACAGGCTGAATGGCAACATTGAAGTATGTGCTATCGCCGGTACTTCTCGCCGTGTCGATCAGAAAGTCGTTATCGTAATCGATGTTCTTGATAGCGCCGATCCCGTTGTCAGATTTAGGACCGTACTGCTTCAGCAGATCCTTTCCCAGTCCGATCATAATTTTCCATCCGTCCGGATCGTTGTCAAACTTCGCCGGAGGGAATGTAGCCTTTAAGTCGTTCGCAAACGAATCAAGAACTCTGATCACTCGGTTTTTCTTGTAGGAATCATCTTTCTCGGTGCCGGTGTTTACCAGAGAGTTGATATCGTACTCAACAATTACCTCCCCAGTATCATCAGATGTCGAGAAGAATGTATGACCGGAAAGGATCGCCTTTTCAGCCCCCTCATTTGTGAGCTCTCCTACAACAGCTGTGGCTCTGCTGACAACCTTGTAGGTATTGGACTGCGTATTTGAAGCGCCGGCCGTTGCCCCGGTATACCATGCGGCAGCCTCATCCAGAGACATTTCTTTTTCATCAAAGACGAAAGAATTCCAGATGCCGATAACACCCTCGTGATCGCCTTCGCACTCCGGAATAACAAACTGAACCGTTTTCCCGACCTTCGTTCTGAGGAACTTGACCTTGGACACGGCCGCCTGGACCAGAGATTCATCGGAAACAGGAATGAGAGCTGTATCAAATGACACTTTCTCAATCCGATCATAAAAATCTGTGACAGACGATTTCGTTGTCTCCGCAGGTGCCCCTCCTGTCAGAACCGCCCCTGCGAAAGCTGCCAGCTCTCCGGTACCGCTAAATGTAACATAATTGCTCTCAGCGGCAGCCAGCTCATCAACCGTCTTAACCCCTTCTATGGTTTCAACCAGTTCTCCCGCAAGATAAACCTTCAC